CTAATCTGATTTATATGGGAGTGTATGCGACCGTCTACAGCTGTATGCTTCATAATCGTATTAATAAAGGTCCCATGTGTTTTATTTAGGCCTCGTGTGCGCAAAATCATCTTAGGCAGCTCGTGTTCATGCTCAGATAGGAACGATCTAGTGAAGCTGGGTGCGCCTTTTTCGGTCTTAGGATAGCTTATACCTACCGAATCAAAGGCCTTGGCAAGTGACTGAGCTGCCCATACTTCTACGTTCATACCTGTTATGTGTTTAATTTTAGCAAGCATTTCTTTTTCTTCTTTGAGCAAATAATCTCTGGTGCGCTCAACGCGGTCTTTATCTATACGCACACCTTTCCAAGTCATATCTATAAGCACAGGCAGTACATCCAGCTCAAGATTGATTATGCTCCACAAATCTTCTTTAGAAATTAATGTCTTAAAATAGTTCCACAACTCCAGTGTTAGCTCGGCATCTACTTCAGCATATGGTCCTACATGCATAGATGGCAGCTTCCAGAGCTCGGCCTTGGGATCTACACCAAAGTCACGAGCGGCTTCAGTCAGGTTCTTTTCACTTTTTGTTTTTGCAAGATAATCAAAAGCCAGTGCGTTTAGGCTGTAACTGAAACGGTTTTCATCTAGCAGAGAGGCTACGACCATAGTATCAATGATACGTCCATTGAGAGTAAAACCCATGCGTCTAAGCCAGCCCGCATCGTACTGCGCATTGTGCATGATCTTTTCTGCTGGTGATTCGCAAACCTTCTTCATCCAGTTATTAACTATGCGCTCGTCTATATTACCACCACCGCCGTGCCTGATAGGTATGTAACCTTTCCAGCCGTCTACAGCTACAGCGTATCCTACAACTTCACCGTCACCAGTTGGCCATCCAGGGCCTTTGGTTTTAAGATTAGGGTCTTTTGTTTCTACGTCTATTGCTATGCTTTTAGCACCCGTTATGTCAGGTAGTTGTTGTGGTGGAATCCATTCTGACTTCGGTGTGAACATCGCCATCTGAAGTGTCATGTTGTACCTCTATAAGTTTGTTAAGGTACCACAGTGCTTTCTGTAAATCTTGGATACCGTTTTTGTGTCTATAACGCGCTAAGTATTTGAGTATATTACCTTCTAGATAATAATGAAAGCCCTCAGCTGTAATAGATTCTATCATGTCTATGGTTTCAATTGAGCTGTTTGTGTAATGCTCAGGCTTGTTTACCATGTCTTTCATCTCTTCCTCCTCTAATAATTTCTTTTGGCTTTTTGTAAGCATCCATCTCATATATTCTAAGTGTCTCATTTAAATCTTTTCCTTTTAGATAATTGTTTTTTTGTACACTTACATTTTGATAATTCTTTTCCTGACCAATTTACTGGAAAGATAACTGCATTGCATATCTGACAATGAAGTGATTTTCCAAAAGTATGCGGTCTCATATCAACAAAATAAATTATTTCTCTCATATATAATAGCTCCTATTGCTATCTTCTGATTCTACGATAAATAAATTCTCTTTGGCCCGTGTGACAGCAACATAGAACACTCTGTGTAAGTCATCGTTGCCTACACGCATCGCATCGTCAGCTGACGGAGATAAGTCTGTGAATACAACTACATTCTCTGACTCACCTCCTTTAGACCCGTGGATCGTGGATATTGTTATACGAGGCTCTGCATTAAACTTCTCTCCTCGTCTTAAAAGAGCTGTGATATAGACACGCTGTTCCTCTGGCAATCTATCAAGGGCATCTCTCCATATCAGCTCATCACCTACCATAAGGCCCCACTCTGTCTGGAGCTGCTTCATGTTGAACAGGTTGCTGTCATCTGCACCGCTCATCGTTTTAAAACCGCGCTTGATACGTTTGCCTGTGGACATGAAGCTATAGATATCTTTTACAGTCTCTAAGGTAATGCTTTTACCTTTACGCATCTGCTCCCAGCCGTTAACCGCTGAGGATATCTTAGCTGAGATAGATCTATGTCCTTTGTGTGTAAACAGATAGCCTGATGATTTAAGCATATCGACTACAGGATTAAGTATATATCCAGCCTGTGCCAGTATCAGCCACTGGCCAGACGATACGTCAAGATCTTCTAGTCTGCTAACATGTTGTACAGATCCGTCTTCATTCTTAGGTTCATAGCGTTTAGGGTATCTGTTATTTATTCTAGAAACTATAGTCTCGGCTGTTCTGTGAATGAGCCGTGGGACGCGATACGATTGTGATAATGTTTCACTAGATCCATCAAGGGTAATGAAATGTTCTACATCTGCACCAGCCCATCTATAGATAGCTTGGTCATCATCGCCAGCCGCGTACATCTTCTTGGCATTCTTATCTAATATATGTGCTATGTCCCATTGCAGAGGACTAAGATCCTGAGCTTCATCTAGAAATACCAGCTCAAACTTGGGACAGGACACTTCAGCTTCGTCAATAAAGCACTGTAGCATGTCTGTAAAATCATACAGCTCGTGCTGTTGTTTGTATTTTTTGTAGCACTTGTCTACATAATTGACTGTGTTCCAGTCAAAGACCATGTATGTCTTGTTGTATTGTTCTCGCAGTGATGTTTTGCACAAGCGTGCCAGATTTATCAGGCTAAGGATGGGATGATCGTTGGCTTGCCTGTCCAGTATGTCATCTTCAAGTGTAGATCCTGAGACAAGAGGTATGGATATTAAGTCACTCAACTCTTTATAATGTTCCCTACCCATGACCTGTTCTGTGCGTATGCCGCTAGAGGACAGGGCCAGACTATGTAGGGTACGAAAGTAGAACAGATCTTTTTCAGGATCTAGATGAAAGCGGTTGGACGCACGTTCTTTGGCTTCGTTAGCTGCTTTTCTTGTGAAAGCTAAAAACGCTATAGTGTTAGCGGACACGCCATTCTCAAGCGCGCTGTCTAACATATTTAAGAGGGTCGTGGTCTTGCCAGTCCCAGGTGGTCCAAATATACGAAACATCAGTGTGCCGTTTCATCCCCTACTATCTCATGCCAGTCTACTATTTCATAGAGGAAGATAGGAGTGCCTTCACCGTGCCAAGCGCCGACCACATTAAAATCCATAAATTCAATAGCTTCTTCTCTAGTCATATCATCTCGTTCCATAAGTATGTCACAACATTTATTATAGTCGTAGATAAGTATGTCAGGTTTACCACATCGTGATCCTATTCCAAGAATAGCTGCGTCAAAACCGTCAGCCTTTAACATTGTTACTTCTTTCATTAGAAAGGTGTCTCCTCTTTTTTGCCCATGCTGGGCGGGTTGAGTTCCATGTCTGCGTTTTCAAAAGCGGGTATTGCCCAACATCTTACAGATCTGTTTTGTATTTTTAAAACAGTACTGGACCCGTTAATATCTCGCAAGCGTTGGGCAATTTTGTGAGACTTGTATTCAAAAAATTTATTCTTTTTTAAAAAATTTTCAAAGTCTCGTAATCTAAAATACGTTAATTGATCATCTTCGCTCGTCCACGGACGGCGTAGTAGTATCTCTTCTTTGGCCTGAGCCTGTTGTAAATGTCTACAGAACTCCTCAAGATAGTCATAGAACTGTCCTGATGTGCTGGCATCTTCAGCTACCTCTATGATAGCCGCTTCATTCTCTTTCATTTCATTTAACAAATGACTAATTCTAGCTTCCCAGATTGGTTTGCCTACTGTGCGAGGCATAAAGTTAAGCTGTTCCATACATGCCTTTTGAAACGTGGGCTGTGATAGTAGAGCGTCTGTGTCTAGCTCCAAGGGCTCTGAGTTTACATCCATAAACCACACGGGTGGTGTAGAGTTGTATTTTCTAAGGTTTGCTATGGTAGCACCTTGCACGGCTGAACCAACACCATGCTGTCTAGTTCTACATAAATCTTTGTTACAGTGTGCATTAATTGGTGCATCGCTACACTTGTAAGCATAATCTTTGCGTTTGGCCTGTGATGCTACAATGTTGACCTCGGATAAAGGTAGAGGTGGTTCAAAATACAACATATTATATGTTAGTATTTCTGTTTCCCAGCTATCAGGATATGCTTTGCGTAAATATACTGCTATGTTAAACAGACCGTTATTGCGCCCACCCTCAGATATTTTACTTGCGCACAGGGTTTGCAGACAGGGTGGACCATCTTTTATTGGTGTATCTTTTACATCTTCTATTTGTAGAGCTAATACTTGCTCCACAGTCTGCTTGTGAGCTTCGTACAGCTCTATAAACTCTTCTAAGGTCGCAGAGGTGCCATCGTCTTTAATACCGTACCGTAGGCCGCCTTCAGCGTCATAATAAGGTAGGTTTAAAAAATTACCTACATCGCCACGTTCTAGTTGTAATTTAATTTGTTTTGGAAATATTTCGCTTTGTCCGTATCCAAGGGCGGCAGAGATATGCTGCAAGGTTTGCTGCATATCTTTAGCTTCTACCCAGTCAGTTGTGAATAGAAAGCAATGAGCTCCACCACTCTTGGACCGACAAACCACAAGGGGCAACTTCATGCGCCTAATCTTTTCTACCAAAGACTTGTGATCAAGCGGATATTGGTCAATGTCTATGCATCCCCATTTGCATTTATTATCTGCATTAATGGGTATGATACCTAGAGAATCACCTTTTCCGCTTAGATGACCTAGCCAATGATCTTTTGTCCGTGGTTCGCGAACTAAGGCAGCCCTACCAGACATTTTACCATTGGCTTGTGTCTTGTCTATTCGATACGTTCCAAAGGCTTCTTCTAGGCCATCAAAGATAGCACTAAAAGATTGCCATGCCATTAAAACGGTATCTTATCGTCAGAAACATCATCGTCAACAGGATCAGACGAAGTCCCACCTTCCTGTTCATGTTTAACGTCAACATCGCCTCTTTCGACAGATAAGGCAAACATCTTGGCTTCATCGTAATAAGCCTTGTTGGTTACCTGACCTTCTAACTTCATTTCCCAATTATACCAAGCATATTGCTCACCTTCTTCTAAGAAAGTCCAAAGGTGGTAGACATGAGAACATCTTGGTGGGTTGAAAGGTTGACCATCTTGGCCAATAAATTTTCTTCCCATTATAATTGAGTTCCACTTCTTACTTTTCTTTAAAGAAGTAGATTTCATTGCTATCATACCAAGATCAGTTGTTCCGTCTTTATTAATGACAAGAACATAATGCTGATGAGTGTCCTCTATGTAATGACCAGAGCCGTCAGTAAGGTAATCTTTTTGATCACCTTTCTTTTTGCTACGCTCAGTAGGTGGACAATCTTCTCTTCTAGAGTATATAGCAATTGGAGCAGGGTTATCATCTCCTGGAGGTGACCAATGAATAAAACGTCTTTGGTATGCGCAAGGTATAACCCTTATGCCCTCTTCGCCATTATAAATTTGGCTTGTTACCGTATTTATAATGTCACCCTCACTAGAGCCTTTAAATTGAGCTCTAACTGATTTACTCAAGTTAGTTTTTAAAAAAGGTATACTTAAACTTTCTTGATTAATTTCTTTATTACCCATGCCAGCGTCAGCTGCAAACATAGACATATCAACGACATTATCTTTTGCAACAACGTCTGATTGATTTTTTTGAACTGGTGTATTAGCCATATTATTTCCCCTTTACTATTTTAGCTCTTTTACCGATAAATGCGCCAAACAAATCACTTGGAAACTCACTTCCGTTTTCTGTCATTTCTTTGACCCACGACTTCAATGTTGCTGGATGCACTGATTCTTTTTTATCTACGCTAAAACCTTTTTCTAATGCAGATTGATAAAAATCAGTTGCTAAATTATCCTCACCTTTGCCAAAGACAGCTGATATAGTATTCTTAACTAGATCACCATATCCATTCTCTCTTAACCATGTGTGAGCTTGTGGCCTATCACTAATCTTAATTGTGCCACCGTATGTTGGTGTGATCTTTACTTCAGATCCGTCACTTAAAGTAAAACTTTCCATATTAATCTCTTCCATAGCTGCTGGAAGATCTTGATCAGTCAGTTCTAGAAGCTGCTTTTTTGTTTCTTTCAGCTCTTCTTCTAAAAATTTTACTTTATTTTCTGTTTGAATAATTTTACTTGCAAGCGCAGACACATCCGATAATCGTCCTGTATCTGTGCTTTCTACAGCAGATTGCCTATCCATAGCATCCTGTTGCATCTGTTGAAACAAATCGTTTTCCATGTTTCTCCTTTTCTGTTTCGTGGTTAAAGACTTTTTTATAGCCTTGCATTAATATAATAAATCGCATACAATTACATACATGTCAAGCACGGAGATAATAAATGTATATTTTTAAGACAAAACCTTTCAAACATCAGGAAGAGGTGTTGGAAAACAGCTGGAAAAGACCATACTACGGTTTGTTTATGGAAATGGGTTTAGGTAAATCAAAAGTAATAATAGATACCATAGGTAAATTAAAATTAGATGGTGAGATAGATGCTGTAATGATTGTGGCACCTAAAGGTGTGTATGATAACTGGGTTAAACAAGAGATACCGAATCACTTGCCAGATGAGTTTGATAGGTTCGTGGTCCGTTGGCAGCCCAGCAGTAGCAAAGCTTTTCAGGAAGATATGCAAAGACTTGTGTTTGAAACGATGACTGGCATAAAGTTTTTTGTTATTAATGTTGAGGCATTTAGCACAGACAGGGGCAAGAAGGCCGCATATTATTTTTTGAAAAAAAATCCTGATAACATGATGGTTATAGATGAAAGCACTACAATTAAAAACCGTAAGGCTTCTAGGACCAAGAACCTTTTGCAGCTATCTAAGCACGCTAAGTATAAAAGAATATTGACAGGATCACCTGTAACAAAAAGTCCTATGGATCTGTATTCTCAATGTACCTTCTTGCATTGTGCATCGTTAGACCAGCCGAGTTATTTTACATTTCAAAATAGATATGCCGTGGTGCAGAAGAGATACATGGGATCGCGCAGTTTTAACGAGATCACTGGTTATAGGAGATTGGACGAGTTGAATGAAAAATTAAATAAATTTAGTATTAGGGTATTAAAAGAAGATTGTCTGGATTTACCTGAGAAAATATACATAAAGAGAAACGTACCACTAACAACTGAACAAGCTAAACTATATGCACAAATGAAAAAGTACGCCTTAGCACAGCTAGATCAGGGTCAGCTGGCTACAACCTCTAGTGTGCTTACACAGATTATGAGACTGCAACAGATATGCTGTGGATATCTTATGAGCGATGAGGGCCAAATGAAAGTGCTAGACAATAACAGACTGAATGAGCTGCTGGCCGCGATTGAAGAATGTTCAGGCAAAATCATAATATGGTGTAACTATACACATGATATAAAAGAGATAGAAAAAGCTT